GCCTAGTGCAACCGCGTGGCCAGAAGGAGCTCTTGCGACTGCGCAAAGCCAAAGCATGGATAGAGAACATGAAGACTATTGGTGACATGGACACGCGCCCTCTAAAGAGCTACACCACGGCATCACACACGGGCCAGGGCATGTCTCATGTTGGCATGAGCCTTGAGCATGGTGGAGCGCTCCTCATGTCTATAACTGCTGCCAAATATGCATCGATCTGTGTCTCAGGCACTGCAGTTATCATTACAGCCACGCCCCTGGTGACTTCAGATGACTCGACAATAGTGGCCAGAGTCGAGACAACTGACCTACCACACCACATAGGGCGGGCTGAGCGCCAGAGAGCATGCCATATGTTCCTGCACATGCAGCGTGCCTCCCGACGTATATGTCTAAGGAGCATAAGTGTCATACCCAATCTTGCAAAGGAAAAGGTTGCCGGCAATGCGGGTGAATTCAACTCCCAAGACAACGGCATAGGGGTATCGTGCCCGATACTGGGGTTTCGGGAAATGATATGCCAGCTCACGCGCCCTTGCGCACCCTCGCTGGTGACTGATCTGCTTGACGCGCATGCATACGGGAGGACCGTTGCCTTGTCAGGTCTGGGCACAGGTCCGGCCACTTACGCACATTGTCTCATGCTTGATGCCGTCACCCAGAGATGGAAAATTAAGGCGCCAGAACTCAGGGCACTGCGTGAGACTGGCCTATTTCCCGATGTGCTGCTTACATCTGCATCTTCGGAGACCATCATCACACCACCAGCATCGCTGATGCCATCACACCTCCGTGAGAGTCTGATGCAGATGGCATCAGACCACCATTCTGCACAGGAGGCTCCTGACATCAACACCCGAGACCTTGCCTTCACTGTGCTGGGACATGTCTCCATACGCATGCGTAAGCAGCACCGTGCGGCGATCCGTACACTCAAGTCAAGAATTACGGTTCTGGAGTCGTTAGACATGCCCCACCAGGCCAAAATGCTGGCTGAGAGCCTCACATCAACACTGTCTTCTGCCAGAACCAGGAATATTGGCCGCGTGGCACAGCGTGTTAGAAGCAAGCACGTGAAGCCTGACGATTGCCTTGGTTACAGTTTCCAGAAGGCGCCTATATTCGAGTCTACACTCACCTGGCTGGATTTCATCGCCAGCAAGATACGTGACTATCCCGTTACGTCAGAAATCAAAGAACTCGCAGCGGTGTATGGAACCAGGACTGTCATCACCCGGCCTACGAGAGCAAGGTATCCG